TGGATGGATGAGTGTTGAAGAACTAAATTGGCTCCATAATACTGCAAAAAAGATGGGGTCTATTATAGAGCTTGGTTCCTGGAAAGGAAGAAGTACCCATGCCCTTGCTTCTGGGTGTCCAGGAATAGTAACAGCTATAGACCATTTTAAAGGAAGTGTTGGGGAAACAGAGGGGCCGCATAAAGAAGCAGAATATGGTGGAATTAAAGAAACATTTTTTAAAAATATTATGAGTAAATTTTTAAATGTAGAATGGCTTGAAGAAAAGCATAAAATCAGTAAAATTCTATATCCAAATAAACAAGTTGATATGATCTTTATTGATGGAGGGCATACCTATGAAGAAGTAAAATCAGATATTGAGTTTTTTAAACCATACGCTAAAAAAATACTTTGTGGACATGACTTTAAATGGCCGTCTGTAAACAAAGCAGTTGAAGATACAATTGGTTTGCACAATGTTGAAACTTGTGGATCAATATGGATTAAGAGAATGGGGGAATAATGGCTAAAGGTGGAACATATGAAAATGAAATTGCTCAAAAATTATCTTTGTGGTTAACCAACGGAAAAAGTGATGAGTGCGTAAGAAGAACAGAAGCATCGGGAGCAAAAGCTACACAAAGAAGCAAAAAGAAAAAGGTTAAGGATACTATGTTTGGGGATGTTTGTGCCTCTGACCCCTCTGTTCAAGGATTTTTTAACCTTATTAGTATTGAATTAAAAAGTGGTTATCCTGCATCCAAAACTAAAAAGAAATCTGGAAACTGTACTGTTACCAACTGGTCTTTTAATGACATCATTGATTCTAATCAAGCCATGAATCAATTTTTTAAATTTTGGGAACAGTGTGAAAATGATGCTTTTAAATCTAATCGTGAACCTATTTTGATTTTTAGAAGAAATAGCAGAAAATCATGTATTGCCATGAAATCAGATCTATTTGATGCATTTCAAAAATTTAGCGGATTTGGTTTTGGAAACTTCTACATAGATATTAAAATGCCTATGCCACAAGGAGTAGAAAGCCTTACAGTATGTAATTTAGACAATTTTTTTAAATGGTTTGTTTACAGCAAGGCTCTATTACATGGACCTATTACTAAAACTATTTTGAAACGGAGGATGAAATAAAATGTCTGGGTTTATTCCACATGCTATTGAACGATTTTTTGAAAGAACTGATCTGGAAGTTACCCGAAATCAAATTATTAAAGCAATTGAAAACGGAAACATAGTTTATGCCAAACGTCTTACAGCCAGTAAATCTCTTGCTTATGCTTTAGTCGGGGAAAACGTAATTAAACTCATTGTTTCAAAAAATACTAAAAAGGTTATGAGTATTATTCCCTGGAAATCAGTTTTTAAATACACTGTTACAACTAATATTCACGAAGATATTTATAAAATAATTGTTTTTCCAGATTGTTATATGGAAACTGGATGCCCCCATGCACTTACAAAAATATATAAAATTCATAGTGATGGGGCAAAGGAACCCATTCCCTATAATCATCCAAATTTTAATAGTTTATTTAATGGGGCCTGGGAAATTGTTAAAAATGTTGAAAAGCATAAAATTATTGTAAAGGAGAGAAATTCTGGAAATGAAAAGATTAAAACTGAAATGTATAGAATCAGAGGAGAAGCCACAGCTTAAAGAAGACTATTTTAAAAAATTTGATATAGAGTTAAAAAAGTATTGTTTATTACCTAAAAATAAAAATGTATTACCTTATAAATGGTATCACACTAAAGAACAATGGCCTCCAGATATTAATGAAGAAATTTTAGTTTTTGAAGATGGTAATTTTAAAATTGAAAGATCCTTTGTTGCTTTACAAAATCTTATATATAGACTTAAAGTTATAAACATAGATATGTTTACTGATTACTATTGGATGAGAATAAAAACACCATCAGGAAATCCCCAATATGAAGATAACCGACTTAGCATTAAATAATTTTCAAATACACAAGGAGCTAATACTCTCTTTTTCTGGGGGTATAAATGTTTTAGTGGGAGAATCCGATGTTGGAAAATCTGCTATAATACGAGCATTAAATTTACTTGTTAACAATCAGCCAAAAGGGGGAATACAGCTTTTTCAAAATGACTCAACAGATAAACCATTAAAAATAGAATTATTAGATGATAATAGCAATTATATTACACGCGAAGGTAATACATATACGATAAATAATAAAGAAATAACAACTTTTGGTAATACTGTTCCAGAACAAATTCAAGAAATTTTACCATTTAAAGATATTAATTTTCAATTTCAATTAGATTCACATTTTCTTGTTTTAGAAACAGGGGGGAAAGCAGCGGAAATTATAAATCAAGCTACAGGACTTGAAGATCAAGAATTAATAGTAGATATAATCAAAGAACAAATATCCGATAGTAAAAAAACATTAAAAGGGCATATAAAGGACAAAGAAGCAACAATTAATAAAATTGAACAATTAAAATCAGTTCCACATTTTTTAATGAAGTCTACAGCCATTTTAAACCTTGAAACAGAATATAAAAATATAGTAACTACTATCGAATTAATAGAAAATAATGCGTCTGATCTTTTAGAAATAGAAAAAGTATTAAAGAAATATTCTAACTTGGATGATTACAAAATAAATTTGGAAAAAATTTGTGAAGATGAAATTGAACTAAAAAAAACATTATCAAATATAAATGAATTAAAAAAATCCTCAGAAAAACTACAGTTTATAAAAAACAAAGTAGGCTCCTATGCATCTGCTTCAAAATATATAAAACCCATCACTGAAATTCTCTCTGTTAATAAAGATCTTTTAGAAATAGATTCTGGAATAATGAGCATAAAAAAATCACTTGAAAAGCTGATCCATTTAGATCAGCAGATAATGCATAAAGAAATGGTTATAGATGAACTTCGTTCAAAATTAGATGACACCCTAATATCACTTGGAAAATGCCCATTATGTGGCTCTATTATAAAAGGAAAATAATATGGATGTTTTAATAATTGGGGATATTCATTTATCTGGTAAAAATCCACCTAATAGGATAGATGATGTAACAGAAATTCAATTTAATAAAATTGAAGAAATTGTAAACATAGCAAATACAACCGATACACCCATCATTTGTACCGGGGATATTTTTCATACCCCCATTGTTTCAAACCAAATACTTTCCAAATTTGGTAAATTAATAAACAAATTAAAAAGGGAATTCTATTTCGTATTTGGAAACCACGATCTTCAATACCATGATATAATTAGAGTAGATAGAACATCCATTGGAGTAATACGATCTAATAATTATAAAATTAGACATATATCAGAATTTCACAAGTTTTATGGAAGTCGAATGAGGTGGGCTTATATTGATTACGGTGCGGCATTTACCAATAATTATTTAAATACTGAATTTAATAAAGCAAATTTTCTACTGTCTCATAAAGCAATAGTTAATGACAATTTAATTAATACGGAATCATGGATAGCTAATGATGTTAATTTTTGTCAATCTGTTTCTAATTTTGAAGGAATGTTTAAACTTATAATATGCGGCCATTGGCATAAACCATATATATATAGATATAAAAATTCATTGATAATCAATCCTGGTCCCGTTATTCGCAGACAAATTACAGAAAAAGAAATTCCAAGAATAATTTACATTGATTTAGAAACTTTAAAATATGATGAAATACACTTATCTACAGCCCCACCAACCGAATTAGTTTTAAGAGAAGAATCAATTGATAAAGAATTAAGACCTGTTGAAGATAGAATAATCCATTTTATTAATAACATTAAGCATAAAAAGGGTTTTGCACAAAAACTTAAATTCAAAGATGCTTTAAATGTACTTATTAATGATGCAGGTACAGACAAAAAAGTAGTTAATAAATTAAAAGAAATAATGTCAATTCTTTCTGAAAGAAAGGGTGAAGAATTAAATGTTGACAATTAATGATCTTGAACAAATAAAAAATGAATTAGAAGCCCATACTAAAAGAAGAATACAATTAGAAACAGAGGAAAAATTAATAAAAAAAGATATGAAAGAAAAATTTGGTATAGATACAGTTGATGATGCTGGTGTTCTTATAGAGGAATTACAAGTTGAAGCAGGTAAAATAAAAAATACTATTGAAACAAAAAAAGAAAAACTAATTGAATCCATGAAAAAAGACGGTTTATTATGAACACACAAAACATACATAACCTTTTAATACAAAAACAAAGTCAGTTAGAGTGGGAACAAAATTCTTATAAAGAAACATTAAGTTTAATACAGCAAGAAAAAGATGAAATAGAGTTATTAGAAAAATGTAAATCATTGGTTATGGAATTAGGTAAATCTACCCAGAAACAAATCAAACAATATATAGATGATACCGTCACTCTGGCTCTGCAACCTGTCTATGGACATTTATACAAATTCGTTGTAAAATTTGAGTATAACAAACGTGGTCGATCTGAGGTTTATTTTTTTATTGACAAGGGGGGTAAGTTATTAGAATTACGGAAAAATACCACTGGGGGAGGGGTGGTTGACCTTTGTGCTTTTTCATTAAGAATGATCCTTTGGACCTTAGATGACTCAAAAAAAGCGCCACCAATTATGATTATGGATGAACCTTTTAAAAATGTTTCCTGGAAATTTTTACCAGATGTTACTAAAGTTGTTAAAAAAATATCTGAACTTTTAGAAATTCAATTTATAATTGCTACACATAAACACAATAAAGCAATTATAGAAACGGCTGATACAGCATATTATATTGGTGGAGAACCGGATGATGAATATTAGAAAAATAATGTATATGACTAAAGATGAAGTTCTCAGCATACCAGAAAAAGATTTACCCCTTGCTGTTTTAAGCTCCTCTGCTGCAAATATCTTTGCATTTGGAATAATCAATATTAGAAAATCAATTTATAATCATTTTATGTGGATGCATAAACCTGGATTTTTTGCATCTCAAGATCTGTTTTATTCTGAAGTTCCAGCAGAAAAATATTTAAAATTTGATAACAGATTAAAATTTTGGTATAACCCAAATTGGGAAATATATGAAAAAGAAGCTATTAAACATGAAATACAAAGATGGTTAAATAAACCAAAATTCAGTACAAGGTATGATTGGATGGCAATATTAGGACAAGCATTAAATTTAGTTTGGATTCAAAATCCTATAACAAGAATATGTTCAGATTATGGATCTATTTTAAGAGAAAGTGGTGTAGACCCCGAATATAATTTAAAGAACCCCGCCCCAGATCAAGTAGATAATTGGTTTAGTAAAAATATAAAATATAATATTTACGGAAGATACGCAGGAGAATAAAAATGGACACGCTAATTCTATATTCCTGGATTACTATGCTGTTTATCTTGTTACTCCCACTATTTATAACACTTACAGGAGGAATTTTGAAATGCAATGTCCAGTACATGGAACGACAATCTCACCAGACATATGCATTAAAAGACAGGAGATTGCAAAGAGGGGGTATCTAACTAAAAAAACTGTAACTAAAGAAAAAGAAGAAAAAATATTTCAATCAGAATTACCTGATTCTTTTAACTTTTGTTGTAATTGTACCACTGGTAAAATGGTAAGATTATTTCCTGGTAGGTATATAAAAAAAGATTGTCTGTTGTTAATAAAAGAACAAACAAAAATATTAAAAGAAAGGGGGTATGTTTTCAAACAAGATTCTGATTTATTAAGTTTAATAATAGCTGCACACAATGAAGGTTTAAACCCAGAGGAAAGAACAGTTTTAATAGATTACATTGCAGAAGTATCAAAAAAAATGGTAATGGAGAGGAGGATCAATGGAAAAACGATCAGGGTGTTATCAACTACAGGGTGCAGAATTGCTAGATACCTTAGAAAACAAAGGGGTGCGAAACGAAATAAACAGAACAATTCTTCATCCATTGGGGCTTGAATTAGATTATGGTGAAGGTGAATTAATTTTAATGTCTACAGATGCCCCTCAAGGAATACTTACAGAAAGAATTGATAATTTTAAAAGAAAAGCCTTTCTCCAATTTTCTGGAAAACAGCACCAAAGAAGACTTGAACATTGTGGTTTTATAATTCAAACTAAACCTATATTTAATGCAGATAAAATAGATGGTCCTATTGCAGATCCAAGAACACAAAGATTGGGGGCTATTATTGGTCTATTGGAACAGGTTTTTCATCTATGCAAAAGACGTTTAATGGAAAACAGTTCAGAAAAAGATGAAGAATATTGGAAAAAGATAGAAGAATCAGAATTAATTAAAGGTATGTATAAATCAATTGAGAAAGGAGATTTTATAAATCTAATTAACTTTGCTGCTATTTTAATTTCTAAAGATAATCTTGATAAAGTTATTTCAAAATTAGAAATCACCTATCCTCCTGAAAAATTCAAAAAAGTAAAAAGGGATAACAGATGAAATTAAAACTTCAGGTAAAAGGAATAAAAGCAAAATCACAAATAATAAAAAAGAGTGTAAAAAACGATAATTTTGAAGAAATGAGTCGTTTTTTATCTCCACTACCTGAAGATTTACCATTATTAAAAACACACTATCCTGGGGAATGGTTTCAAAGGATAGATAAACAATCTGTTGTTCAAAGATGGAAAGATGATGCCGGAAATGAACAACACAATTTTATGTTTTACCCATCTACATCAATGATAGAAGAATTAAATCAGATGGAAATTGATTGGCGCGTAAGAGATAATTATTTTTTATTACTTTGGAAACGTTTACAAAAATTTGGAATAGCACGGTATAAAGATATTCCCTCCAATGTAACTGCATATGATTTTGAAAAATATTTAAATAAAGAAAAACCAATAGTAAAATTTAATTTAAAAATAAAAAATGAATGTAAAACACATTGTACCCGACTTAAATTAAAGGTAAAAAAATGAGACATAAATTAATTCCATTAGAATTAACTCAAGCACCAGATTATCCAGCATTATTATTAGATGGTAAATATTTAGCTTATCGAACACAGTACAGTAAAACTGGAAGTCTCAGCTATTCTGGTATTAAAACAGGATTGTACTATGGATTTTTTAACACAGTTCAACAACTAATGAATAAATTTTATCCTATATACCTCTGTATTATGTGGGATTCTCCTGGGAAAAAATCTATTAGGAAAAAAGAATTTCCTGGGTATAAAAACAGGGATAATTGGGATAAGATGACTGAAGAACAAAAAAGAGATAAAATTGAATTTAATGATGCCTATGAAAATTTAATAGTTATTTGTGAAGAATTAGGATTTGCTTCTTATATCATGGATGGGTATGAAGCTGATGATCTTTTTGCTTTGTGGATTAACAGATACCCATCTTATAAACCAATAATTATAATCACCCGCGATGAAGATATGTTTCAACTGCTTTCAGATAGTGTTTCAATTTATAATCCTGATGATAAAAAAATAAAAGATTTAAAATGGTTTAAAAAAGAATATAAAATAGACCCCAATGTATGGGCAAATGTAAAAGCAATGGGTGGGTGTAAATCAGATACAGTTCCAGGACTTCCAGGTGTAGGGGAAGAAACTGCTTTAAAATATTATCGTAATGAACATGTAAAAAAGAAAGGAATAGACTCAGAAGAAAATATTGCCTTAGTAAATAAATATTATAATTTAACTGTACTTCCACATCCAAATCTAAAAAATTTCCATTTACCTTTTAAATCAACCAAAGTAGATAAAGATAAATTCTTTTCTTTTTGCCAGGAAATGGGATTCAGATCTTTTATAGATGATCTGGATAAATTTGAACCATTATTTGATCTATAGGAGGAAATCAATGACAGAAAAAATCAATTTTAAACAAGCAATGGAAGAAGATCCAATGTTTTATTTTAAGTATGCTCATAGTAGGGGGGTAGATTATAATTTTTATGGTGATTGGCAAAAGCAATATGCAAAAATGATTATAAATATTTGTGAAATTGTTAGACGTACAGAAAAAGCAAAGCCAGTACTATTAGATGTGGGATGCGCTTGTGGTGTAAACACAAGGGCATTTAAAGAAATTGGTCTTTTTAAATTATGTATGGGTTGTGATCTTTCAAAATTTATGATTGATCTTGGTAAAAAAACTCATGGATTTTCAGATGAGGAATTGTTTGTTGCTTCAGCACAACAGTTAAATGGAGTAAAAACAAAATCAGTTGATTTTATTCATTGCACCAGTGTCCTTGAACACTGTACTGATGGAGAAATTCATAGAACACTAGGAGAATTCAATCGTGTTCTTACAGATGAAGGAATTATTTTTATAAACGTACCTGCTTTAAAACCAGATCAAGATAAAGAAACAGTAGAACGTATGGAATCGGATATTACGCATGTAACTATTAAACCTTATTCTTGGTGGGAAAAACTATTAGGAAAAAGATTTGAAATAGAACCTGGTATATACGAAATGTTTGAAAATGATAAACACTCACCAGATAATTCAGGTAAATCATTTTTTGACTATTACAATAAAGAGTGGACATTTTTCCTGTTGAGCAGGGGGTAAAATAATGGATTTACAAGGAGGCGAACAAAAAATTGCTTTCCTTGAATTCAACAATCATTTCCAAAATCAAATAATTTATCATGCCATATTCATAGACGAATTTTTATCTAAAATAAGAATGGTCGTTTCTCCTTCAATATTTAAAACGAAGGAGAAACGACTTTTCATTGAATGGATCTATGAATATTACGATGAATTTAAAAAAGCCCCACAAGAAAACTTCTTTGACATATTCGATTTTCGTAAAGATTCATTATCAGAAGATGTTTATAATCGTTGCGTTGATCTTATAAATTTACTTTCTGATATAACTGGATCAAATTGGGAATATGTTCTTCAAAGAATTAAAGATGCAATTATGCATTATCAAATGGAAGAAGCCATTGTAGAATGTGCAACAAGGGTTAAAACTGGGGAATATGATCTTGTAAAAGGGATCATATTAAAAGCATTAAAAGAACCAGAAAATTTTAATCCAGCATACTATGACTTCTTCCAAGACTTTACCTGGATGCATACTCGCTCACAGGGCAATATTTATCGCATGATAAGTAATATCCCTGAACTGGATAAAATGATTGGTGGGTTCAAAAGTAAATGGCTAATTACTTTATTAGGTGCTACTAAAGGAGGGAAGTGCATTAAATACGACTCTCCTATTGTGATGCACAATGGAGAAATTTTAACTATTGAAGAAGTATATAATCAAAAACGGAGGGATATATTTACATTAGAAGAATCTATAGGAAAAATAATTCCAAGAAATGTTATTAAACACTTTAACAATGGGGTTAAACCTTGTTATCGTGTCACTACAAGGGCGGGTAGAACAGTTGAAACTACTTTAAACCACCCGTTTCTAACTATTAATGGATGGAAGGAATTATCACATTTAAAAATTGGTAACTTTATAGGAGTACCAATGTCTTTACCAGTTGAAGGTAAAGATAGTTGGGAAATCCATAAAATAAAACTGTTAGCATACCTAATAGCAGAGGGGGGATTAACAAAAGTAGGTCAAACATCATTTACAAATGTAGATAAGGAAATAGTAACAGACTTCAAACAATGTGTTTTAAAAATGGGGGATAAAATATCTCCATGTAAGCATGATCCAATAAGTTATTTGATTACAAACAATGGAAAAAAATCAAATATCAGAAAGTGGTTATCAGAATTGGGACTAAATAGAAAAAAATCTAAAGACAAATTTATTCCCAAAGAAGTATTTACACTCAATAATAAATGTCTTAAAGAATTTTTATCTGTTTTATTTACCTGTGATGGGTCTATTTTTAAATCCAAAGGAAAGAATGTTCAAGGAATTAGTTACAGTTCCACCAGCAAATTTTTAATAGATGGTGTATCCCATTTACTATTACGATTTGGAATAGTTCATAGAAAAAGAACAAAAGAAGAAGGGTATTCATATGAAATAGAAATAAAAAGCACAGAAGAAGTTAATAAATTTATTCAGAGAATAGGTTTTAAATTTTCAAAAGAAAGAAAAAGTAATAATCAAAGTCAAACTAATAAACAGGGGTATATAAAATCATTTCCACCAGAATATTCTATTAGAGTAGATAATGAACTTCATCATTTCATAAAAACTTATGGAGAAAGAAGTAGGACATGGTGGAGTTTGCCCTGTTTAAAATCTCTAAGATCATCTTTAAAAAGAGGATCATGTCTTCAAAGAAACACCGTAAATACTATCGGGGAATTAATTCAAAGTGAACAATTAATAAAAGATGCAAATTCCGATATACTTTGGGATAAAATAGTATCAATTGAGTATATAGGGGAACATCAAACTTATGATTTAACAATTCCCGGTTCACATAATTTTATCTCATCGGATATTATTGTTCACAATACTTGGTGGCTTATTGAAATAGCAATACAAGCAGTTTTTCAGGGATTAAATGTTTTATTTGTATCTTTAGAAATGGGAAAAGAAATAATAGATGAGCGCTTTGATATGGCTATTTCTTTTGCCACAAGTAATACCAGCCCCAAAACAGAAATTATGAGACAAATTAATGGTAATTGGGTTTGTACTGAAGAAAATGTACCCAATATTTATGATTTAGATTACATAGCAAATGAAAGAAGAAAGTTTAAAAAGATTTCAGGTGGAAATTTAAAAGTAATGGCTTTTGATCGCGGAAGATTAAACTATAGGGACATTGAAGTGATCTTAGATGAATTAGAGCAAAGGGAAGGTTGGATTTGTGATGTGCTTATTGTAGATTACTTAGGAATAATGAAAGAAACAACACCGGGTCAAAATAAAAAAGAAAGAATATCTGAAAATTGTTTAGGATTAAAAGAAATGTGCAGTAAAAGAAATATAGTTTCGTTTTCAGCTATGCAGGGAAATAGAAAAGCAATGACGGCTGAAATTTTTCATTCTTATTTAGTTGCTGATGACATTGACACCATATTTAATTCAGATTTAGTTTTAGCTTTATGCCAAACAAAATTAGAAGAATCACAAAATAAATGTAGAATGTATATTGCTAATTTTAGACATGGTAAACAGCATGGAACAATAGGTATGATTAGAGATCTTTCAATAGGACAAGTTTGTGTTGGTACATATGAAATAAAAGAAATTAAAAATGAAGAAGGTGAAGCAGGAGAAGACTTCTAATGGCATTATTAATTTTTGAACAGGTAGATGCCAATTGGATTAAAGGGAAAGGGGATATGGCCCAAGCTGTTGCCTATTATGCCCTGTCATACCAAAAAAAAATCAAATTGCCAGGAATGGAACATGCTGAATGGACAATGTACAGTCTCTTTGACAAAAGGAGAAGGGCTTTTCCTTTAGGATTGTGGTCTGTGGTAAAGGATAAGGCCCGAAATAAAGGTTTTACCTCTTTCTGTAAAATGATGTCCCCTGCGCCCCTCTCAGTAAATATAAATTATGATTTACCAGGGATTACCTATGAGCCATATCAAAAATCTATTCTAAATAATTTAAGGGTATATAAGCGTGGGATTATAGTAGCTTCAACTGGGTGTATTGCCAAAGGAACTGTGGTCAATATAAATAGATGCTCTTTAGGTAAAAAAATTAAAATAGAAACTGTATATAAGCATTTTAACCAGATGGGGGACAAAAAGTTTAATTGGGATTTATCAAAAAAGTCCTATGTACGATCTTATAGAAACATTGAAAATATTATAAGGTTAAACAAAATTGAAAATGTAATATATAGTGGTATTAAAAAAGTTTTTAAACTTACTCTTGAAAATGGTAAAAATATTATAGCAACACCGGAACATCGTATTATGACCAAAAATGGGTGGAAAGAATTAATAAATTTAGATGAAAATGACTATGTAATGTGCGATCAACTTCATGCAAAGTCTATTGGTAAAGAAAAAAAGAAAAAACAAACAGCATCATACTATGGTAAATTGTGGTTTCATCCTTATGCAAGAGTAATACAAAATAAAGAAAAGGGGAAAGATAAAACAATAGAAGTTCATAGAATAATATATGAAGCATTTGAAAATAAAATGAATGTAAACTATTATTTAAATATTCTTAGAACAAACCCACAAAAATCAAAAACCTTAAAATTTATTAATCCAAAGGAGTATCATATACATCATATTGATAAAAACTGCAAAAATAATAATATAAAAAATTTAATAAAATTAAAAGTAGTGGATCACTTAAAATTACACGCAGATTATACTCAATTTAATCAGGGGATACCAAGTTTTTCAAAAGTAAAATCTATTGAGTATACTGGATTTAAAAAAACATATGACATTCAATGTAAAGATCCTCATAATAATTTTGTAGCTAATGGTATCGTAGTTCACAATTCGGGGAAGTCCATTATAATAGGGGGAATCATAAAAAGATTTGGTGTTCCAAAAACGCTTATAATCGTTATAAATAAATCAATTTTTCAACAAATTTTAAATTCATTAACAGAATGGTTCCCTAATTATTCAATAGGGTATATTGGTGACGGTCAATTTTCTATTGGACATATAACCATATCACTATTTCAGTCTTTAAATAGAATAAATAAAAATGATTTTAAACTTGTTATTTTAGATGAAGTACAAAGAATAAATGATTCTATTACTAATTGGTTAAATCATTTTGGAAAACAAATTCATTACCGTTTTGGATTAACAGCCACACCACAAAAAGAAAAAAGTAATCCAGGAAAAACAATGAATATGCATGGATATTTTGGAAACATTATTAAAGAATTAAAAGATGAAGAAGTTTCTACAAGGGTTATCCCTGTAAAAGTATATATGATAAAATTTAAAAATCAAAAACCAACAGAAAAAGAATATGCTCAAAGCTACAGACATGATGTTCTATTAAATGCAGAAAGAAATACATTACTATTAAAAGCAGCTAAAAAATTATTATTGGACAAAGGTTTATCTTGTTTGGTCCTACTTGATGAAATTCGCCAAGCTGAAATGATGGGGAAAATAGCCCACAAGTTAGGGCTTTCCCCTACTCTTGCTCACTCTGATAATCAAAAGGGACTAAATGAAAAAATCAAGAATGATCTTAACAACGGAAAAATCAATTTGGTTATTGCCACTCAAGTATTTGGTATTGGAACGGACATACCCAATGTCAACGGGGTCGTTCTTGCTTCAGCAAGGAAATCGGAAATTGATACCTTACAAAAAATTGGTAGAGGTAGGAGAAAAACAAAGGAAAAAGAAACAATGATTTTAATTGATAGTATAGACATGCTCATTAGTTCCAAAAGAGTTCATAAACATTTTTATTCTTACTCTCTTGAAAGAATGAGGATATATGAGGAAAAAGGATGGGAAATAAACCGACTACTAATTTTATAGATTTTAAAGATCCACGCTTAGAAATGGCAATAGAAAATTGGAATCTTGTTTCTTTTTTAGATGATTATAATGTAGATTATTCATTGGAAGGAAAAAACATAGGTAGGAATTTCATTGGGGTAAACCCCTGCCCGTATTGTTTTACAGGGGATACCCTTATTTTAACTGAAAATGGGTTAATACCAATTGAAAATTTAAAAAATAAAAACATTAAAATTTTATCTCAAAATGGTAATTTTAATCAAGTTATGCACTTTTGGGAAAGAGAATTAAAAAATACAAATATGGTGGAATATTTTGCATATGGTATGGTAAAACCTGCTATATGCACACCTAACCACGCAATTTTTTGTGCAGAAGTAATAAAAGGAAAACATTTACATGGTATACATGAATTTCAAAGTGAATCTCATAGTTGCCGTACATATCAAACTTGGCAATTTGATAAAATTCCAGCAGAAGAATTAACAGGTAATGCTTTTAATAAAAATAATATATGGGTTGAACTACCAACAATAAATCCAAAATTTAATAAAGAAATAAAAGATGCTTATTTTTTAGGGGTATATTGTGGTGATGGGTCTATATCAGGGGGTAAAAATTTAAGATCTATTACTTTTGCTTTAAATGATACAAGTAAAGTACATATTATAGAAAAAATAATTAATTTTTATGGGAATAAATATATACTTCCATCAAAAACAGGTCATGGTGTAATAGTTCAAATACATTCAACAAATTTAGTTAATAATAGATTTTTACAATGCGGGAGAGGAAGTCATAATAAAATAGTTCCAAATGAAATTTTATTTAATTCAAATGAAAAAACATTAAAAGATTTTATTCAAGGAATAGAAGATACTGATGGAAGCAAAAGAGAAGATGGAAATACATCTATTGTAACCACAAGTTTACAGTTGGCTTTGCAAATCTCAATTATATTGC